CTGCTGATGTGGCAGGGCAAAGAGATCGCGCTCAAGGGCGGCGATAAGATCATCCCGGTCAGAGGCAATGACGTAGCCGCACAAAAAGTCAGCAGTGCGACCGCCGCGAAAGACGCTGCGAGAGAGAGCAATACAGTCAAAGGTGCTGCTGCTGTTGCTGTCGGTTCCGCCACTTACGCGGCTACGAACATGCAGACCGTACTCGAAAATCCATCGCTGACGTTCTTGATCGGGCTAGCGCTGGGCCTGTCTATTACAGGCATGTTCATCATCTGGAAAAAGTTTAAAGATCGGGACTAACATGCCTCTCGTTGTCGAAAATGGGACCAATATCCCCAACGCGAATTGCTACGTAACAGTAGTCTTCGCGGACGAATACTTGAACGACTCGTTCAACGCCTCAACGTGGTCGTGCCTCACCTTAGACGAGAAAGAGACGATGCTGATTGCGTCGTCTCGCTGGCTCGACCAAAGGGCGAAATGGTCAGGTAGTAAAGTATCGACAGACCAGTCGATGAGATGGCCACGGACCGGCGCGGTAGACTGCGACGAACTGCCGGTAAGCCAAGAAGATATTCCAGTACAGCTGAAACACGCTGTGTGTGAGCTTGCTTGCTTCTACGCTGCTGACGAAGAGAACAACCCGACGCGGTTCTCCGAGAAGCTAGGGCTCACGGAGATCACGGTCGACGTCATCACGCTGAAATTTCAAGACGGGTACAATGCTAACGCCACGAAGTTCTTACCTGGACTGAATGATATTCTTTGCAGCCTCGGGCGCGTATCTACTGCAACAGGACGGGGCTTCGCTCCGATTCAGAAAGTCTAAGCCATGGGACTCCGATCACTGGTAGCAAATTCGGCTAAGTCCGCGCTGAAAGCAGTCGGCGATCTCAAGGCCACTGCGATATTCGAGCGCGTTACAATCGGCGCGTATGATCCGGCTACTGACGCGCAGGTCGAAACAAAGACGACGTTCTCCGTTGACGGCGTGTTCTCAAACGAGCGCGTAGATGAGAAGAGCGGAGAGTTGGACACGGGCTCTATGCGGTTCCTCTTCTCCGCGCTCGACATCCCGTTCGTCCCGCGCAACGACGACGGACTGCGCATCGAAGGCGCGCGTTACGAGATCGTTCGGCTAAAGCATGTGCCGGGGCGATCGATTTATATTTTGACCGTGAGGGCGACGTGAGTTTCAAAGTCACCAACATCGCCGGGTTTACCAAAGGTCTTCGTGACAAGATCGAACGCGCCGCGAAGGACGTTGAGTATGCGCGTAAGCGTGCGACTCAGACGTACGTCGAAGCCCTGATGGAGAATATTCCGGTCTGGTCCGGCCGAACCATTCGGAGCATCCGGGTTGGGAATTCCGCGTCGTTCGCTCAGGTCGAGGGGGCCCCCACACCGCAGCAGGCGGCGAGGTTCGGCCCTACGTCTCTCCAGTCACTCGGCGAGGAAGCTATGCGGCGGGGAGCTGAGGCCACGGCACTAGCGCAGGTGGCAGGAGCGTCGTACGATATTAACAAAGAACTACACATCACCGTGAGTAGTGAAGCCTGGGGCCTCGTCGAGGCGGGAGCAGCGCCCGACACAGAACGGGCACGTAACGACGCGGTTGTGAGCGAAATTGCTCGCCAGAGGGCTATGGCGGCTCACGGGTTTCTGAAAGGTTAATAATATGTCTATGGAAGCGGCGAGAGCCCGGTTTTCGGATGAATTCACCGCCCGCACGGTCGCGGATTACCCCACCATGGCCATTGCGTACGAAAACAGAACATTCATCCAACCGGTGAACAAGATATGGGCCAAATTTAACGTCATGGAAACGTCCCGGGTTCGGGCCGATATGAGCGGTAAAAAGACCCGATTTGTCAGGGTTAGAGGCATGATCGTGATCGAAGTGTTCGCTCCGGCCGCCAGCGGGACCGGGGAGCTTTACCGCATAATGGACAAGATGTCACAGTACCTCGAAGAGAAGTCCTACCCCCTCGGGACCGGCCGTACCGTGACCACCTTGGTGGCACGTAGGGCGTATGCGGAGTCTAGGGAGGGTTTTGCCCGGGGGACGATCATGACCCCCTACTGGCTGGACGAAGCCTTGCCCGTGACGGCTTGACAAAAATTAGGCAAGCAATTAATGGTTAACAGCTGAATATTAAGCTTAATCACCGCTAGGAGTAAGTCATGGCCAATATCTGCGGGATTTCTGCCGCCGAGTCGAACCGCGTGTCTCTGCGTGCTATCCAAGAAGACCCCGCTTGCTGGGCAGTAACCCCAGTGAACGGCCTCACTCGCGAGCTTCGTTTTACTTCGTCTTCGCTCACCGCGAACAAGGAAACCCAGGTTTCTGACGAAATCCGCGCCGACCGCATGGTGTCCAACATCATTGAAGTAGGCGCAAGCTCCGGCGGCGAAATCGACTACGAATTCTCCGCAGGCTCGTTCGACGAATTCTTCGAAGCGTTCCTTGGCGGAACGTGGACCAAGCCGATGACGTACGACAAGTTCAAAGGCACTAACGTCTCGTTCGGCGCGGCTAACCGCATCGACGTCAGCGGCGGAGACTACACGGCTTACTTCGTAGCTAACCGCTACGTGAAGACCGAAGGCTTCTTGACGAAAGCGAACAACAGCTACTTCCAGATTCAGAGCGTCGCTTTCGTCGGCGGGGTCACGCAGATCACTACCGTCGCTTCTACTGGCGCAGTCGAGGCCGCTTCAGCATCGACCGCCGTCATTGACGCAAACGATTTCATCGTCCGCTCAACCGCAGTACGTGCAGGCACGGCTGGCGCGAAAGCGTTCGATACGAACGGAACCAATGGCTTCGCAGCTGCCGTCGCTGCTGGACACCTGAAGGTCGGTCAGCGCATCAGCGTTGAAGGGATCGGCTATGGCGTGGCGACTGTCACGTTCCAGGCTGCAGGTGTCCCCCTGGACGGCGACACTGTGACTGTGAGCGACGGTGAGAAAACCGTCGTGTTCGAGTTCGACTCGAACGGCGCGTTCACGCGCGGGCGCGCTCAGGTCAGCATAGGCATCGACGCCGACGCTACAGGTGAAAGCTTCCGTAAGGCCGTCATGGTCGCCCTCAACGAAGGCAAGATCAGCGCTTCGGCCTCGATCGACCTGAGCGGCGCGGACGCAATCGTCAGCATCCGCAACCACCGCGCGGGCGGCGGCGGCACTGTAGCTGAAGTCGCGGCGAACGTCGTTTCGACCACATTTGCAGGCTACACCGCGTCTTACGGCGTGTTCACCGTCACGGGATTGACGAACGATGTCATCTCTGTCGCCGAGACTGTCGCTGTCAACGCAAACGCTGGCGCGCTTGCTGTTGTCATCAAGGGGTCACATCTCCGCAACCCGGGCGTCCTGTCTGAAATCAAACGGCGCAGCTTCACGATCGAAACAGGCTTCACCGACGTCAACCAGTACTTCCGTCAGACCGGCCTCCGCGTCGGTACGTTCAGCCAGTCAGTTTCGGCCGGTGAGATCGTGACGGGGCAGTTTGCCTTCGAAGGTAAAGCTACGAACCTGTCACAGACCTCGGTCCTCGGCAGCGCACCGTACACCCCGCTCGGCACGACGGCAACTGAAGTCATGAACGCGACGGTCAACATCGGCGACGTCCGCAAGAACGGCCAGACGCTCACGACCGCTATTCAATCTATCGAGATCAACGGCGAAGCGGCTCTCCGCCAACAGCCCGGCATCTCGTCGAAGTTCCCAGTCGGCATCGGTCTTGGCCGGTTCAACCTCAGCGGTTCGCTGATGGCGTACTTCGAAACCCTCGACCTGTACGACAACTTCTTGAACCACGACACTATCGGCCTGTCTTGGGACTTCAAAGATAACGACGATAACTTCTATACGTTCACAATTCCGGCAGTGAAGATCACGGCCGACCCTGTCGCTCCCGGCGGGATCGACCAGGATATCATGGAAGAAATTGAGTGGGCTGCCCAGCGCGACCCGAACCTCAACACCATGATGATGATCGATCGCATGTCGTCCCTTCTCCCGGCCACAGCGTAACGAGAAGCCGCGCGAGCTGCAGACTGAAAAAGGGGGCCTTTTGGCCCCCTTGCTTTTTGGGACACGGTCGTAGATATTGGCCCAACAGACACCTTAGCTAACCGACTCAAGTAACCCCCACGGAGACCAATATGACTGATAAAGCCCCGCTGAATGTTTACACCATGTTCGAAACCGACCGCGATGCGGAAGAGAACGGCAAATGGTTCCCCATCGCAGGCGAGATGTCCATCAAAATTCGCCGCTTCAAGTCGAAGCTCGTAAACAAGACGCGCGAGCGCCTGGAGAAGCCCTTGGCAGGCATGCGCCGCCACGGCACGCTTCCTGTCGATGTCATGGAAGGCGTTCTGCACAAGACGCTCTGTCAGGCCATCATCGTCGATTGGAAGGGCTTCTACGACACGACGGGCGCGGCCATCCCGTTCTCGCCCGAAGCCGCAGACAAGCTGCTCACAGACTTGCCGGAGTTCCGCGACCGCGTCACGTCGATGTCTATCGAGATGGACGGCTTTCGCGCCGAGGATGACGACAAGACCGAGGGAAACTAATAACGCTCCTGCTCAGCCAACTAAAAACGAGCGGGGGCATCAAGAAGAATCAGTCTTGGCTTGAGCAGGTAAAAGCGCTCAAGAACAAGACGAAGCTGATGGAGCCGAACGAAGACGAACCCGAAGCGCAGTTAGACGAGTACGACTCGTGGCTTTGGGAGTTATTTGTTCGGCTCAATGAGCAGCGTTTGGTGAGTGATAAGGGGTTTCCCATGCCTCTCTCATTCGCTGACATTCACGCGCTGTTCCTAATGGCTGGTCTTTCACCTGCTGAGAACACTATCGCTCTGCGAATTATCTTGGCGCTAGACAAGGTTTACCT